CATGAGGTAGCGGGTGATGCGTTCGGAGTACCACTCGGCATCGTTCTTCACTTTGTCGGTCAAGCGGGTGATTTCGTCCATGGACATTTGCGAAGATTCCTCGCTGGTTCTGCGGACCATGCCCTTGTTCATGTACTTGAAGGCCAAGACCATCGGGAGTTCGTAATAGAGCCATTGCACCATGGCGGGTTGGATGTAATCTTCCAAGAGCGTAGTGTTGAGTGCCGTGGTCGTACCGCTCACCACCTGCGTCACCATTTCCGAGTACAGGGCAGACCCAACGATAGGCTGAATCCGCATCTCTTGGACCTTCACGATGGTGGGCCGAATCTGCGTAAAGGAAACATTCTCGTTTATGACCGAGTTGTCCAGCAGGGTTTGTTCGCTGATAAAGAGTGCCTTCATGCTTTCGTGATTTTATTGCCTTTGCGGATGACGAGTTGCTGCTCCCATACATGGCGGCATTGCGGTCTATTCACTCCGCTGGCCGTGTGATACCAACCGCCACGGCGGTTCCATACGCTATATCCCATGATGTTGGAGATGCCGTCAATATCGTCCCGTGTGTACACCTTGCCTTGGTCAGCGAGGTCCAGCATGACCTTGCAAAACTCACGGCTGGTCCGTTTGTCCTTGTTGCTGAAACCCGCCGCCCAAGAGTATTTGTAGCGGACCTCCAGCACAGGCTCGGCCACTTCCTTAATGTTTTTGGGCAAGCCCTGCTCGGCAATTTGGTCCACGGCACGGGCGATGGGGTAACGGTCTTTGGTGATTAGGTAAGCGACCCGCTTGGCGACCTTCGCTTTGCTGACCCCGAACTCCTTGGCCATTTCTTCCACGCTTGCGTCCCGATTCTTCTTGCGGTAGGCTTCAATCTTCTTGTCAAGTTCCTTTTCTTCCTCGCCCAGTTCAGCAAACGCTTGACGCACTTGGTCGTCCAAGTCGGTGTCAAACCGCATTGGCTTGCTATGCATGACAACATAGTCGTCGGAACTGCTCCCAAACTTGCTTGCGACCACCTCCAAGACCTTGAACTCTTCCTCGCCCCATCCGTAGTCCTCGGTGTCCTCCTCGCCCCATTGGGGTTCGCTGAAGGCTTGCTCCTGCACTCCGAGCAGGGTGTTCACTTCTTCGGGGGTCAATCCGAAACCAGCGGAGAGCATCGTGCGAGCCATCTCCAAGGTAATCTTTTCTTGGGCGTAATGGCGGACGATTCGCATGAGGTTTTGGTACTCACGGCCCGACAATTTCTTGATGTTGTCGTTGCCCATCATGGCGGGTGTTTGCGGAACCTCGTCGGGTTGGGGATTCGGACCGACCACATCCGAAGGCGTGCCAGCGGGGGTCACCAGTCCTTGACCCTCTGCCTTCGCAGGAAGCGACACAAGCGCACGGATTTCATTGGGCGACATTGACTGCAGCACCTTGTTTGCAACGAGCGGAGAGAGGCTATTGATAGCCGTAATGACATCCTGCACACTGCTCTCGGTCTTAATCTCAATAGCAGGCAGTCCCGCTTTCTCACGCAGTTCTTCGGGGGTCATGATTTTCAGCAGGGCTTGCTCACTCAATCGCTCGGTAATGGGTTCAATGGGTATCAATTCAATTCCTTCTACACCATTGAACGAAGCCAAGTAGTTAATCATCCGCTCCACTTTGCGAACTCGGTCGTTTACATAGGTAGCCTTGAATAGTTCGTACGCTTCCACCATTTCCTGTCTGCCTCCCAGTTGTCCTTCGGTCTTGACACCAAAGAGCATGGGGTTTACCACACGGTGCGAGATGAAGATTTCCTGCTGCACGGTCTTGTTGAGAATCTCAAACTGCTTGTCCATATCCGATGGAGTGAGCGGTTCCAGCGTCGGGGCTTTATTGACATCATCATTGAAGGTCACAACAAAGCGACCCGCATTATCGGTCCCGCTGAACTTGCGCTTGATTTGACGCTCAATGTCGCCCTGTTCTTCGGGCGTTGGGATTCCGTTGTTGAAGTTTATGAGATATCCCCCCCAAAAATTATTTTTTAGGTTGTTCACATGGAAGTTGGCAATTTGACAGTCCGCTTCAATATATGCCAACCCCCCCATGTATTCGGGCAGGGGGTAGGACTTCACGCCTGCAGCATACACACGATAGTAGAACAGTTGCTTACCGATTCGGTTATCAGCATCAAAGGCGGGGATTTTCTCTACATCTCCAATCTTGGGGTAGAGTTGGACCATTGCATCGTCGTACCAATCGGCTACTTGGAACATCCGCTCGTCCTTGTCCACACGAATCTTTTCAAAGGGGATGTGTTCCATCTTGGCGATGGTTCCCATTTTGTTCCAAGTCACCGCAACCGCAAACCCGTTGAATAGTTCAAGGTCCAAGACGAGTTTCTCGGTGATGTCGTTGAGGTCGTCATGCTCGCTCAACCCGTCAAAAAACTTGGCGTAGCGGGCCTGCTGCTCCACGGTCATCTTCTCCCCTGGTTGCCAGCCACCGCCAACGATGTAATTGACCTTCCCGTTGACGATAGCGTTGTGCTTTGAACTGCGGCGGTAGTTGTCAAGGAGGTAATACGGGTACTCGTTGAACGCCCCGTAGGTGATGTACTTGCCCGCTTTGTTTTCAAGCATCACGGGGACTTTGTGTTCAATCCCAAGCCATTGGGTGAATGATTGTTTTATGCTGCTCATAGGGTATGGACGGTGAAGGATAGAGCCGAAATCGTGATATTGGACCCACTACTTATAGCGTTGACCAAGATGGTAAATTCGTCATTGACCGCACCTTGCAGAACGGTTTCGGTGAACACCGCATGGCCGTTGTCGTGCGATAGCGTGAGGTCAGCCATGGACTGATTTATAGCGGTTCCGTTCTTTGCAATGTAAATCTTGACCTGGTTGCCGTTTCCTTGTGAAATCACCATGTTAACCGACACCCGAAGCGCCGCATTGGTTGTACCTGTGTAGGTGATGGAACTTGTGGTCCGTGTGAAGTTGTAAGTAGTCAGCAACCCCGACTTCATTGCAGAGGTGAGTTTTGCTGCCTGCCCTTGGGTTGGGGTGAATGCGGTGTCCGTGTCAAGGTAAAGGTTGGCCACGCCCCGCTCTCGGTCCAATGTAGCGGTGTCTGCGAGGTCGTCAAATAGTCCACCAACACGGACGGCGGTATTGGCTGCGGCGGCGGTTTCGTTGGTGATGGTCAGGGCCGAAGCCTGTAACTGACTGCGTGTTTGTACGCTCATTGGAATGTTTGGTCAAAGGTGGAATCAAAGATGCTGACGGCACTTGCGCCGTACACATTGTATTGGATGGTATTAGCGAAGGTGTTAAATGTGAGGCTGATTACCTGTACATACGCCAAGCCCGTCTCAACCACCGCAACGGCTGCTGCAACCGTGCTACTGGTATCGTAAACTTCATAACGATACGAGCCTGTTTCAACCGCCCCCAAGGTAAGCGAAAATTTGTCATAGCGTTCGGTGTAGGAAGAAAGGTTGGCCGTCTTGAGGATTGTGAAGTCGGTGGTCAGGTTCTTGGCGATGTTCGTGAGCCGCAGGATGTAACGGTCACCCGATGAGGCCCGCTGCGTCCAAGTGACGACGATAGTATTGGTGGTGTTGGGGGATAGGTAAATCACTCTACCCCTAAATGTAGGATGCGCCCGAATTTTACAATTTGCGCCCGATGCTTCGGTAGAGTTCGGCCCTCCGTTCAGCCGTCTTGCTGATGTCAAAGCGCTCACGGACATCCTTGCTCAACTGCACGGCCAAGGAGCGAGCGTAGTCGGGTTCGTTCACAAACTTGCGGACCGCCTTGTACCAAGCGTCTTTCTTGCCGTAGGGGATGAGCAGACCGTTGTGGCCGTGGACGACGATGTCCGTATAGGGGATGGTTTCGGATGCAATTATAGCCTTGCCCATCCATCCCGCTTCCACGACCTTCAGTTCGCTTTTGAGGCGGTTGAACTTGGTGTCACGCAGGGGCGCAATGGTGGCGTTGATGAAGTTGTAACCGCCGACATAGGAGTAAATGTCAGCGGCTTGGATGCGGCCGTAATTCTTGTTCAACCCCTTGCAGGAGAGCATCCGTTCGTAGTCATCGTAAACCGCATTCCCATCGTTCCACCCGCCGAGGTAAATCTTATACCTCCCATCCAGCGACTTGTCGTGGGCCAGCAGGGAAAACGAATGCTCCACCAAGGCGATGTCCTCTTGGTGTTGTGCGCCTCCAAACCATCCGATTTTAAAGAGATGCGGTTCGGGTTCTGCGTTCGTGTCGGGCAGGTACTGCTGATACGCTTCGTATGGTTCGTTCGGCAGGATGGTAACGGCTTTGTTGAGCAGGCGAATCTTTTGAGCGAGGTGCTCGGTCGTCGTGGTCACATGGTCAGCCAAGCGGATGTGTTCACGGATTTGCTCGTCAAGTTTGGTGGACAAATAGTGTCGGTACATGATGTGTCCCGACTCCAGCACCCAGTAGTCATCAAGGTCCAAAATTACCTTCGCCCCAAACGCCGTTAGAGCCTCGTAAACCTTCCGAATTTGGTCCAAGGTACCTTGACACCAAAGACGATTAAATAGCCACACATCAACGGTCTTTAGGTCCTCGTCTTTGACATTGGCGATGTTGTCCACGCACACATAGTCAAACTCCGTGTAGTTGTCACCGAGGTAGGCGTTCGGCATCTCCAAGCGGTAGAAGGAACACCCCGTCGGGTGGGCGTTGTAAACGATGCAAATTCTCATACCCAAAGGTACAAAAAAAAGGGCCACCCCTTGCGAGATGGCCCTAACCACTAAACCATGCGGGAGTATGAGAACCCGCAGGTCAAAGATACTCTACGACCCGCCGATTTGTGCGGTCAGCGCAGAGAATGTTGCTGGCAAGATGTTCAGCATTGCATCGGGTTCCATGCCCGTCAGCGTCATCTCGTAGCCACTCCTGTCACCGAATGCAGTACCAGTCCCAGCAGTCCCAGCGGAGGCTTCCAAGCCATTTGCAGCACCAAGCAACCAATAGCGTCCGTTGTTGTCAAGGACGATGACCAAGAGGCGATTCCGAGCCAAGAGGCGCAACTCATTGCGGACGGAGGTCTGCAACTTGTTGATGGTGAAAGTCACTTCGGGCGTGTAGAACAAAGTGCCGTTTTCGGTGCTTGCGTTCAGCGTTTCCGTCATGCTGGAGGTAGCCTTGGTCAAGTCGTATTCAAACCAAGAACCCGATACCGAGGTAGGTGTGAATCCAGTTACCAAGCCGCTGCCGTTCGTGTTCACGGAACCCGTGGCGTTTAAGGTTTGGACAAAAATAGTTTTGATACCGCCGACGGCGTCACGGCATCCGAGGGCGTAGCCCGTAGTGAGAGAACAAGACATAGTGTATATTTTATTTTAAGGTGGAACAAAATAACGGGGGGCAGTTACCCACCCCCCTTACACTTAGGCCAGTTTGAAGTCAACCATGTGGTCTGGATACGCAAATTGTGTTGCGGCCTTAAAACTGGCTTGGAATCTTACCTCGTCGTTATCGCGTGACCAAAACAGTTCAAACTGCTCCTCGTCGCTCAACAAGTCGGTTCCGTAGAAGAGGTTGCCAAGGTAGGTGCAGACGATGCGGTTGGTAGAAGTCAAACCTGGGACGGCAACTACACGGACATTTGTGCCTGGGTAAACGATGTCGCCATCGGCAAGCCCCTGCAAATCCACTTGGTTATACATAACACCTGTGTTGGCTTTGAAGGCTCCAATCAAGGTGCGGAAGTTGTTCCATCCGCAGAAGATTACGAGGTCGTTGCGGGTCAAGATAGCCTGCGGGATGTCGTTGTAAACCTTGTCAAAGATGCTGATGACATTGGAAGTCGTGATACCGACGGAAGCCGATACTGGGTTCCAAGTTGTGGAGGAAGCGTTAGCAAGAACGGTAGAACCCGATGCAGCGTTCAGCAATTGGTTTACACCGCTGAAGTAAGCGTTGCCCTGCCAAATGGCGGTTTCCAAGGCTTCTGCGATGCGGAGGGCCTTCTGCTCGCTGAACGCCTGCTCAAATGGTACGCCGTCGTAAGTAGAACCAGCGGTCAACTGCGACTGCATCCAGTACTGCTCAAGCGAGCGAGGACAAAGGGCCTCTTGGATTTTCATTGCACCTACGGTGATGTTACGCTGGGTGAAAGTAGTGTTACCTGTTGCAGACCAACCGCAGACGGTTCCCGACTGAATGTTTGCGTCGGTGTCCATGAGGTTAAGTGCAGCAGACGATTTGATGCCCACCTGTTTGGTGAACAAGGCTGCGGAACGGGCGGAGAATACCGCTTTGGTGATGAGGGGGAGGCGCTGCTGCTCGGTGTAAGTAGTCAGCGGTGCAACGAATGAATAAGCCATGGCTTTGTTTTTGGGGGGTTAAAGTTTAATTGGATTTTTTGAGAGTTTGGATTGCTTGTGCGAGTGCGTTGAAGTTCTGCTGGGCAGCGGCCTTCCGTTGCTCCACAATAGCGGAGGCGGTTGGCTTGGGGGCTTCCGATGGGAGTTCGGCAACCTTCTCAACAATGTCAGTCATGGTTTCCATCTGCGAGGCAAATGCGGCCATCTTGTCCTTCATCTTACCCATCTCCACTTCCATGGCAGCCTTCAACTCGTCCATGATAGCGGCAAGGTGCTTGGCGACGATTTCTTGAACGGCTTCGGGGGTCAATCCTACACCAGGAGCGGCAGGGGCTTCGGGTGCTTCGCCTTCGGGGGAAACCTCTATTTCTACCTCTTGGGCCGCAACTTCGGCAGCAGGTGCTGGGGCTTCGGCGACAACGACTTCGGTGATTTTGCCACCTTCGGTTTTGATTGTACCAACACCTTCCACTTGATGCTCGCCGTCGGGAGCGGGAAGGGTTTCGTCTTCGGTGATGACATACACGGCGGTTCCTTCAACGAGGTCGCCGTCCACACGGACAACAGTACCATCCACCAACTTGTAGTCGGCGAAGGATTGCTTTTGGGTTGTGAACTTGCGGAGTTCAGTCCGCAAAGTGTCAATGGCTGATTTTAGGTTCATAGATTAAAGGGATTTGTAGGTTGGGTTGATATGTTGCAAAAAGTTCGTCAAATCGTCTGCGAGGCCCGCAAGTGCGACCTCCAGTTCAGTCCCCGTGTTCTTCATTCCAAAGAGGCCCTCCACGGAGAAACCCTTGAAGGCGTGGCGGTTCTCCCACACTTCGTCGTTCTCAACCTTGAAGGAGCCGAACCAAGACCCGTCGGGGGTGTCCTCGTAGCCCTTGGGGGCCATCACGCCCCGCTCGGTGTCGGTGATGTAGGATTCAAACATGAAAACCCCATCCAGTTCGGCGTTGTGGTAGGCATTCACATTGTGCTGGTTCCCCTGCTTGAAATACTTCTGCACGATTTTGCGGATGGTCGCTTTGTCAAATACCACATAATACTCGCCATAGGTATCGTCCTTGCGATAGATTGGGGTGTCTGCCAGCATGAGCGGTCCCGTCAGCACCCTGCGTTCTCCTGTTTCGGCGAAGCGTTGCGGGGTCTTGGCGAAGGCTTGGAAGGGTTTTTCAATCGCAGGCATATCAACGAGGGCGACAAACTGCACGCCTTCGTCAACCTCATCCACGGTCATTCGGTACACGGGAAGTTCCATGTGGGGATATGTAACCCTTACCCCAATGTTGCAAATTCGGACAAGCGGCGCACCCTGCTGGTCGTCTGCTGGATGTCACGCTCCACGACATAGGCCCGCATGGGTTGGTTCTGCTGGCCTTGACCCGATGACAGGTCGCCCGTTCCGAGGTTGGTCGTTTGGGGGCTTGTAAAGGTTGGAGGCGGGGT